CGGAAGTGGTAGTGCTCTAAAATTAAGAGATGTGAATAGTCCTGTAAAATCTGTCAGTATGTCATCAAATATGGACCCTGATATGATGGCTATTGCTATTTCGGGAAAATCGGGCCAATATGCCACCGACATGGCTGATAACATATTTGGAGGGTGCAAAATCTTAGATGCTAGAAAATCTAAGGTACTCCCAGAAACAACAGAAGAAAAGTTGAAAAAGAAACTTCAAGAACTTGGGAACAAGTATGATAACGGTATTGTAACTGACCTTAAAAAACTAAATCGTGAGTATGTAAATGATAGCTGCAAAGGTAAAGGTATATCTGTTAGATATAGTATAGATTTAAGTGTTACTACTGATGGGTTTGTCCCAAGCTTTGGCCAAGAATTTACAGTAGACCCAATACCAGCATCAGTAGGTAGTGGTAATGTGAGTTTTGTAGTTGGTGAAATAGAACACAAAGTAGATGGTACTACTTTTGAAACTACTGTTGTTGGATATATGATGGTTAATACATAATGGGTATACGAAATAAAATATATTATCCTGAAGGACAAATAAACCGAGGGTTATACACTAATGGTAGTGAGTGGATGTTGGAAGATGGTAAAGAATTCATCGGCCCATATCATTCATATACCAATGGTGAAATTTTTACATTACCCTCCTATTCTGCAACTCTTTCTAAAAAGTTAATACCATATGTTAATTTAAGTGATAGTACAATACAAAAAAAGTTTGAGTATACCTCTTTATTAAAATCACCAATTAGCCAATTTAATCCTACAGTTTATTCAAATCCAGGTCCGACTGAAAAAGATTACGCTAATGGGTTTTATTATAGATATTTTACAAAACGATACTTTCAGACGTTAATTTCAGAAGTGAATAAAGATACCTTTGAAGACACAAAAGACGAATTTTATATTAAAGTTAAATTGGTTTGGAAACTAACCGGTCCTCTAAATGATACCAATGGTACTACTGGTGTATCCGATACAAATCAGCGTTTATTAATGCAGGCTGAATCTAAAATATCAGGAATTACATTATATAGACCAAATTACACCGAGTGGGCTAGACTCTCATCTTAAAAGCTTAACAATTTAATAACATTAAAAGTTTGGGTATTTCAAACTCATGTCGTATCTTTACATAGTAAAAGAGATAGATACATTATGAGTAATAAAATTAAAGACGCCATCCTCAATGAGTTAGAAGTTCCGATGAACCAAATCGCTGAACGAATCATTAACCAAGAGAAGGCCTTGTTTTTAAAAAAAACTGGCAAAGAGATGATAATTAGTAAATGGGCTGAAGAAATGATTCGGTTGAGTTTAGTGATTGATTTAATGAAAACCCTTCAGAACTATGTTAAACCAACCGATGAGTTGGAAAATATGAAATGGTGTGAGGGTGGTAAGGGAATTGAGATTTCAGCAAACATTCTCAGAGAGGGAGTTAGTTATAATTTCTTTACCGAAGCTATTTACGCCGGTGGGTATAACATCCAACGTCTTCACCTCCGATACATCACTAAAACAAAGATGCCACGAATCATTAGTGATTTGGCTAAAGAATACCAAGAGAAGTACAAAAACCTTAATAAGATTGAGAAATTAGAAAAGGAGATTGAAAGCTACCAACTCCGTATCGCCAAATACCAAACTCGAATTGACTACTTGGCTCCGATGAACCACGAGGAGTTGGTTGTTGAGTTGGGTAAACACCCTTCTTTAGGATGGAGGGTTAACAAAAAATATAAATGGGAAGATATTGACCAAACCTACTACAAAAAAGGTAAAGAAGAGTGGGAAATGGAACAACAACAATTGATTTCAGAAGGTGTGATTTCTATGATTGAACGGGAAGTTAACCAACCTAAACGATATATCCAAGATTATAAAAAGAAGATTGTGAAGATGACCATTAAAATTGATAACTTAACAATTTCTTAACATATAAAGTTTGGTGAAACCAAATAAAAGTGTTATCTTTACATAGTAATGATTAAGATAAAACAAAAACAAACACAAAGTAAATTGCCAAATCACCGTCAATTATTAATTGAAGCATTTGGATTAGTAATGGCCGGTAATCAAAAGAAAGCCAAGAAGACTTTAAAAAAAGCTAATGTTAAAATAAATAAATTTTATAATTAAAAAATATGTTACAAATAGGATTTTCAACAAAGTATTTCACATTATGGGATGTTCGTAACGAAACTGAATATTCTGGTTCGGAAGGACAATATTCTTATAACGTTACAAAGTTCACATACATTCAGAACCTTTCTTTAGTAGAGGAAAAGGCTATTGCTAAAGCAAAAGAAAAGGGATGTACTCAATTAGGTATTAATGATGAGTTACGTGGTAGAAGTGGTAGAAGTTTTGAAAAAAGAACTCCTATAGAAAAGGTATTTGAATTACATCAATTTACATATGGTAAGTATGAGGGTGATGATATCAGAGAAAATACTGATATTAGTTATCTAACGTGGTACTTTAGCCAAACTGAACTAATGTTAGTAGCAGAACGTATTTGTGAGTTGGATTCTGATTATAGTATCTATAAGGATATATTGGTTACTTCAGAACAATTAGCTAATATAACCAAAATAGATACTATTGAGGCTGGGTTAAAAAAGACTGGAACTATTCAACTACAAATGGTTAGGAACCTTGATAGTTATGGGTTTGTTCAAATAGATGGTATTAACTACCACTTTGGAGAACATTCTATTATGAGTTACAACGGACATGATTATGGTTTACCAATATTAGGTTGTAAAGCAAAACGAGTTAAGAACAAACTAATTGAAGTAAAAGTAGAATTTGGTTCAGTTGGTGATTGGAAAGCTTGGAAAGTAACTGATTGGGATTTTGTAAAATAATTAAGATTGAAAGCTTAACAATTTGATAACATTGAAAGTTAGGTTATTAAAGATATTTGTTGTATCTTTATTATGTAATAAGAAAGAGGGGTTATTTATCCCCATCATTAAAAATTAAAAAATATGAATTATTCAGAATTAAACAAAATGACTGTTGCGGATTTAAGAAATCTAAACAAAATGGTAGTTGAGACATTGAGGTCAAAAAGAAAATTAGAGAGTATGACAATGAAGTCTGAACTTCACATTGGTGCTATCGTTTCAGTTGACCACCCTAAGATGGCTGGACATGAACTGAAAATTACTAAAATTAATAGAGCAAAAGCTATTTGTGAACTGATAAATGGTAAAGGTTCTTACAACGTTCCATTAAGTATGATTACGCTAATTAATTAAGATATGATAATCCAAAAACCAAAAGGTATCACAATTGACCTAACCGGTCCCAATGGTAACGCATTTTACCTATTAGGTAGTGCTAAGAATCTATGTAAACAATTGGGATATCATTATGAGCCTGTTAGAGATGACATGATGGCTGGAGATTACGAAAATCTATTAGAAGTGTTTGATAAACATTTTGGAGATATCGTAACACTTTACCGATAATTTGGAAATTACCAATTAATTTCGTATATTACGACAATTGAAGATAGTAGATACAAACGAACAACTATATAAACACACCTCTGCCCTGTCAAGTAAGGTGTTGGTGTTTCCCATTCTAACAAGTTTGGAGAAACACCCGCATCTTTCTCGTATATCATCTATTTTGATATCTGATGGTGAATTGGACCTGTTTGTAAACTATCATAATATAGATGCAAGTGGTGTAACTGATAAGATAGACTTCAGTAAGTTTGAATCAGTCCACGTCGTCGGTTTAAAGGACCTTCTACACCACTATCAGTATCAATCTAATATGTTCGACCTTGAGATGGAGTTATTCCATCAGGCGTCTGATTTTGAGGTAGATGAGAAACCTATATATACAATCTTTAGAAGAAGGAAAGCTCCTAAAGCAAATGACCTCATTCCCATATGGAAACACTACGAACAATTCCAAGAGTGGAAAAATAAGTGGCCGAAAAATATCACCACTTCTAAGTTTTCACAACTATACCCGAAAGGGTACAATTGGATAGAAAGGAGTGGTATTTATACCCAATCGGGTATGGAATATACACAATATAATATGTTAACTACCACATCACGACCATCTAATACATTTGGTGGTATAAACTATGCGGCTCTTCCAAAGGATGGTGACGCTCGTAAACGATTTATATCAAGATTTGAAGGTGGTACATTGTATCAATTAGATTTTGATGGGTATCACCTACGATTGATTGGGAAATTGATTGGGGTTGACATACCATTAGACATAAAAGCACACAAGTGGTTGGCTAATCAATATGGAGTAGATGACGCAACCGCAAAGGGTATCACGTTCCGACAACTATATGGTGGAGTGCAGGATGAATACAAACACATACCATTCTTCAGTAAGACATCTGAATATATTGACTCGCTCTGGCACTCATTTTTAACAAATAAAAGTGTCAGCACCCCAATTTTACAAAGAAAACTCGTTTTTCACAAAGATTTGAATAAAAACAAGTTATTTAATTACATATTACAATCGGTTGAAACAGAACGAAACATACTTATATTGGAGAAACTATCTAATATGATACAATCTGAAAAATCGTTGCCTATCCTTTACACATATGACTCAATTTTGTTTGATGTTCACCCTGAGGATGGTATTGATTATATAAATAAAATTAAACAAGTTATGGAAGCGGATGGGTTCCCTGTTGAAACCGAAGTGGGTGATAACTATAAAGATATGGTGAAGGTTACAATATAACTATTTATACTTATGAAGAAATTATTTGATTATATAGCTAGAAAAGTGTGGAATGAAATCGGCAGCGACCTCACAGAGGGAATCGCTACAGAAACTTCATTAAAGGCAGTATATGCAATTCTATCAGAAGACTTTGGTGAAGAATTTGCCGAACAATATATTAAGTCTTTATTAGAAGCTAAAGGTGTCGATGGTGACGAGCCAACTCCGGGTGATGAAAAAGAGCTTGAGAATGAAAAGTGGGGAATGATGACCCAAGGTGAAAAAGACGCTTATAAAGAAAAGAAAAAATCACAAGAAGAGCTTGACGAGGCTAAGGGTGGTGTACAATCGGTTCTTAATAGTAAAGTTACAAATCCAGATACAGGTCGTCAAATTAAAGTTTCTTCCGGCCTTTCATATGATAACAACACTGGTGGATACCAAGCGGCTAAATCAAAGATGAAAGACGCTGGAGTATCTGATGATGAGATTGAAAAAGTATCTGATGATAACACCGATGATAAAAAACAAACTAAGTCAAAATCAGAACCACAATCAAATGGTTACGTTGGTGATAAAGATAAATCACTAAAGCAAGGTGACCCACGAGAATCTGAAGTTTATCAAATGGAATTACCACCAGATGATGCTGAATTTGAGGAAAAAAATAAAAAGTTTGCAAATCCAAATCCACCTGAACCATATAAAATGCCGGATTTCTTAAATGACAACCCAAAGTTCCCTAAGAAATACACTAAAGCATTAGAACGTATGCTTAATACACAACCAAAAGGTGATGCAACTAAATGGGGGCACTTTTCTGATATAGAGGGTGGTGCTGGGCAGATATCCGCTCAAGCTGGTGAGCTTATGACTATGATGGGTTCAACTATGAGTGACGAAGAGTGGGATGAATTCTCCAACTCAGTCCTTAAACACGATGAGGCATTCAATGAAGCTAACCCAAAATTGAAAGATGCTAAACATAAAATAGTTGATAAATCTTGGGTAACGGCTGCAACACAAAGTAGAAAAGCAATTAAGGATAGATTAACTAAACAATATGGTGAAGGTGTTGAAATTGTAGCTGGCGCTTGGGATAATAAATCCGATGTTGAATCTATGGGTATGTCCGATTACAATGAAAATAAAGGATTCTCAACTGATATGTACTTAAAAGTTAAATTACCAAATGGTGAAGAAGTCTTGGATGAGGTATCATTAAAAAAATCAACGTATGTTAACTTCTTGAATTCAGGCGCAGGGTCATTTTTAAAATGGGACCCAAATTTGCCAGATGAAATCAATCAGAACGTATACGCTAAAAAAGCAAAAGAAAGAAACACATCATATGTATCAAACAATGTTGATAAAATTAACGAATTACTAAAAACTCCAGAGGGAGCTGCTATAGCCGCAGTTTTAAAATCAAAAAAGTTTGATAGTGTTGAACAAATATTAGACCCGAATACAAAGGGTGCATCACGAGATAAACAAAAAGTTCTATGGACTGTCATCAATGCATTGGCCAATTCGGGCGATACATCTGCAAAGGAAATTGTTGATAGAGATGAAAAAGAACATTTGAAGTTTCAAGCTGATTCAATAAAGGCTATTACTGAAAATCCAAAAATGAAAGAGGGTATGCTGAATACCATTAAAAATGAGTTTCCATTAAAAGCCGTAAGTGATGGTGAAGAAACTATGGCAATTGGACCAAATTCATTAGATAAGAAAACAATGAAAGCTATATTTGGTACTGATGATTATAATAAATTAAAAGAAAATTTAGTTGCAGAACCACCAAAACCAATTATAGACCCAAAAACAGGAAAACCTAAATTGGATAAAAATCGTAAACCTAAAATGTCAGCACCTTATATTGGATATAAGATTGAGACTTCAGGTGAAGTATTTGCAATAGCTGATATTGTTATTAGAGAAGATGGTCGTGGGTATGGTGGTCAATTTAAATTTGAAATGCAGTTAAACCAAAAATCATTTGCAAAACGACTTAAACAAGCGCAGGCTGATGTTTATAATAAATAATCCGGAGATAATGCGTGAGAACACAATTATTATGTACATTCACCAATGAAGGTGAATTTGAAACAATTATAGATAAAATTTTAAAGTTTGACTTATTTAGCCGCAAGATTTTTATATTAAAATTAGAACCATCTAAAGAGTTGGTTATAAGTTATAATGTTATACCAAGCGACCATCAGCGCTTTTTACAATCTACCATTATGGTGCACCGTAAAAAGGAATCAAATACTATGTATACTATTAACGCTTTGAATCGTTTAATCATGACAATTAATGGTGGGGTGGCAGATAGAGATTACCAAGTAAATTGGGATGCCTACAAAAACACTCTCATCTTAACTGATGCGTCGGGATACAAGATTATGAAGACATCATTATTCAGAATAATTGATGTTAATAATTAATTTTACATATTTATATACAATGGTTTGGTAATCCCAAATCTTTTTCGTATATTAGTAACCATATTGGTGGATGGGGTTAAATTTCCACCAACGTATAAAAAGTAAAAAATATTTAAGAATACATTTGGCACTGTCACCCAAATGTTGTATATTAGTGACAAGTTTAACAATTAATAAATAAAAAAAGGAAAAATTATGGCCATTGATTTAAATGCAATCCGTAACCGTTTGAACACGCTTCAAACGAAAGTAACAAAAACCGACAATTTGTGGAAACCACAACCCGGTAAACAACAAGTAAGGATTCTACCTTACGTTCACAATTCAGCAAACCCCTTTATTGAGCTCTACTTCCATTTTGACTTTGGTGGTAAGAACGTCATCTCTCCAATATCGTTTGGTGAGGCTGACCCTCTTGTAGAATTTGCTGACAAATTGAAAGCAACTGGAAATCGTGATGATTACCAATTATCTCGTCAATTGACTCCGAAGATGCGTACTTATGTTCCTGTATTGGTTCGTGGTGAAGAATCCGAAGGTCCTAAATTTTGGGGATTTGGTAAGAATGTGTATCAAGAACTTCTTGGTTTCTTTGCTGACCCCGATTATGGTGATTTAACTGACCCAGTAGGTGGTCGTGACATCACAGTAGAATTCAAAACTGCTGCTGAAGTTGGTAAATCTTATCCTGAAACTTACATTCGTGTAAAACCAAGTCAAACTGCAATTTCAGAAGACCAAAACATCTTAAACTTAGCTAAAGAACAAATTGACCTATCAACTATGTTCAAGCGTGTTTCTTATGATGACATGAGTGGTATGTTGGAAGAGTGGTTGGAGACAGGAAAAGTATCTGATGAAAAATCAGAACCTGTTGCTGAAACTGCCACCTCAACAGTATCAGCATCACCCGCTTCTAATGTGAAAGAAGCATTCGACGACCTTTTTAAAGACTAAGGTATGGCTAAGAAAGTAGAATCATCACGCGATGAACTATCTTCTATTTTAGCTAACAATCTCAACAAGAAGTTCAAAACCGCTCACAAAGTAGCGTTCTTTTTGGATGGGCAGGAATCAACACCCACCGATTTAGACGATTGGGTGTCTACCGGCTCACCTATGTTGGATTTGGCTATCGCAAACCGCCCCAATGGCGGTTTGCCGGTAGGCCGAATCACAGAGATTACTGGTTTGGAAGGTAGTGGTAAATCATTATTAGCAGCTCACGCTATTGCTGATACACAAAAGAAAGGTGGATATGGTGTTTATATTGACACCGAAAACGCAATGAACCAAGATTTTCTTACAGCGATTGGAGTCGACATCAAAAAAATGTTGTATGTTCCATTAGAAACTGTAGAAGACATCTTTGAAGCAATTGATTCAATTATTGAGTCAATTCGAGCAGCAGATGGCTCAGAGAAAAAATTAGTGACTATTGTAGTTGACTCAGTTGCTGGGGCTACCACTAAAGTGGAATTAGCAGCAGATTACGACCAAGCTGGATACGCAACTCAAAAAGCTATTATCATCTCAAAAGCAATGAGAAAGGTAACTAATTTAATTGGGCGCGAACGGATTTGTTTAATTTTTACAAATCAACTTCGTACTCGAATGGGTGTGTCATTTGGTGACCCTTGGACTACAAGTGGTGGTAAAGCAATCGCTTTCCATTCAAGTTGTAGATTACGACTCAAACAAATGGGTCAGTTAAAGTCTAAAGTTGGCGGAATCGACCAAGTTGTAGGCATTAAGACTCGTGCTCAAGTGATTAAAAATCGCATGGGTCCACCACTACGTTCTATTGATTATGATATCTACTTTGATAGTGGTATCGACAATTATGGGTCGTGGTTGGAAATGATGAAGAACTACAAACTTGTAACTCAAAGTGGGGCATGGTACACTTATATAGATAAACAAACTGGTGAGGAAATTAAATTCCAAGCTAAAAATTTCGAGGAAATTCTATTAGAACGACCTGTGATGAAAGATAACATCTATAAAGATATTTGTGAGACTTACGTTATGTCATACAAAGAGTCCAGCGCTAGTGCAAATATTGATAACGTAGAATTAACAGACTTTGATGACTAATAGGTATACGGAGCTACTCAAAGAAGTGAGTAAAGAACATAATGAGACTAAAGACGAAAGTCTTAATGATAGAGTTTTAATTCTTGATGGTCTAAATCAATTTATTCGATGCTTTGGGGCAGTTCCTGCCTTAAATGACGATGGAGAACATTGTGGTGGTGTGACAGGGTTTCTACTGTCCACCGCTGCTACCATCCGAAGATTAAAACCAACCCGCGTTGTCATTGTATTTGATGGTAAAGGTGGGTCAAATCGTAGAAAAAGTTATTATAAAGAGTATAAGGAAGGTAGAACTGGGTTAACTAAAATCAACCGATTGGCTGGTTACGAAGACCTCGAAGACCAACAAGTTTCAATGCGAAATCAATTCGCTAGACTCATTGAATATCTTCAAATCCTACCCATATCTCTTACCTATATTGATTATGTTGAGGCAGATGATATCATTGCATATTTAGCTAACCATTACTTTAAAAAAGAAGTTACAATATTCTCGTCAGACAAAGATTTCTTACAATTGGTAAACCCACGAATCAAAGTATGGGCCCCTACAAAGAAGAAAATGTATGATGAGGCTTTAGTAAGGGAAGAGTATGGGGTTATACCACAAAACCTTGTGTTTTATCGTGTAATTGAAGGTGATAAATCTGATAACATTGGTGGTGTACGGGGAGTTGGTCCAAAGACAATTCTTAGTAAAATGCCATTCTTGAATGGTGACGTTCTTGAATTAGATGGATTCCTCCATAAAATAAAAACAGAGTGTGATGACAAATTGTCACAAAAGTTGATTGAAAACACAACAACTATTGAAACAAACTATAGGTTAATGCAACTCCGTGACCCAGAAATTTCATCTTCTATTACGTCTAATGTACGGACACTTATGGATTTACACCAACCACAATTGGATATGGTTGAGTTTAAAAAAATGTTTATGTATGACAAATTGTACACAACGTTTGCAAATGTAGATTCGTGGTTACGAAACTCATTTACATCATTGGAGAATAATTTGAAAAATCACTTTGATAATTCAAAATAAAGTCGTATATTCGTAACATATGGAAAAGTTCGGAAGTAAATTTGGTACATCATTTCAAAACAAAGTAATATCAGCATTGATATCAGACCGCCCGTTTACAAGACAGGTGTATGACATCATAAAGCCAGAATACTTTGATTCGGAAGCAGCTGAGTGGTTGGTAAAGACCATTCTTCAGTATTTCAATGAATATCAGAAAATGCCAACCTTGGATGCTCTCAAAGTCAAGATAAACGTTATTGACCGAGATGTTTTAAAAACTTCCGTTGTTGATACTCTTAAATTTGCTTGGAATCACCTCGAAAGTGATGATTTGGTATTTGTAAAAGAACAAGTTCTTGACTTTTGTAAAAATCAATCTATTAAGAATGCAATTCTCGATTCAGTAACACTCTTAGAAGATGGTAAGTATGACACTATTAAAAAGATGATTGATACGGCCATGAAAGCTGGACAAGATTCCGATATAGGGTTAGATTACAAAACAATGATTACTGAACGATATGAAGATAGTGTTCGTAATGTGGTTTCGACTGGATGGGATGTGATTGACGAAGCAACACAAGGTGGGTTTGGTAAAGGAGAGTTAATTCTGTTCGCAGCTCCTCCGGGTATTGGTAAATCATGGTCTTTAATTAATATTGGAGTCGCTGCGATGAAACAAGGTAAAACTGTAGCTCATTATACTCTTGAATTAAATGAAGGTTATGTAGGTCAGCGTTACGACGCGGTGTTGAGTGGGATTGCAGTAGCAAATCTAAAATACAATATGGATGATGTCAAAAAGGCAGTCCAAGGAGTTAGAGGTGACCTTGTTGTAAAACACTACCCAACCAAAACTGCCGGTGTTACTTCACTAAAAGCCCATATGGATAAGATGATTCTTCAAAACAAAAAACCCGATGTTGTTATTGTCGATTATGCTGACCTTTTAAGAGGTCCGGCAAAAGAGAAACGATATGAGGAGTTAGAGGAAATCATGGAAGACCTACGTGGTATGGCTGGTGAATATGAAGTGCCGGTATATACGGCATCTCAAATTAACCGAAGTGGGGCAGATGACGATGTTATTACAGGTACAAAAATTGCAGGGTCATTCTCAAAAATGATGACTGCTGATTTTGTAGTATCTCTATCTCGTAAGATTGAAGACAAACTTGCTGGGACCGGAAGATGGCATGTAATTAAGAATCGATTTGGTCCTGATGGTATGACTTTCCCATCTAAAGCTAACTTTTCAACTGGACAAATTCACATATATAATGAGGATTCTATAAATGGTAGACAAACTCAAAAAGACATGAAAGATGGGGAGAGTTTAGTAAGAAAGGAATTGGCTCAAAAATATAAAGAAATGCAAGGAAATGTTGACTTTTAACACAAATTGTATACTATCTATATTCACCTATTTTAAAATTTTTACTAACAATTTAACGGAAAAAGTCATATGTCGCTATTTGATAATCGTATACCATTTAAACCATTTGAATACCCAGAATATTACACCGAAGGTTGGTTGAAACAAGCACAGGCCTTTTGGTTACACACCGAAATACCAATGCAGGGTGACATTAAGGATTGGAATGAATATTTATCAATCGAAGAAAAAAACTTAGTTGGCAATATCCTTCTTGGGTTTGCACAAACTGAATGTGCTGTTTCTGATTATTGGACAACCATGGTTACTAATTGGTTTCCTAAACACGAGATTAAACAAATGGCTATGATGTTTGGTTCTCAAGAAACAATCCACGCTACAGCGTACTCATATTTAAATGAGTCATTGGGATTGGATGACTTTGAAGCATTTTTACATGAGCCCGCAACTGCTGAACGATTTGAAAATCTTGCTGGAGTTTCTAACAACTACACATATGAGGATTTGAAGTGGGATGCTAATGCTCGTATTGAGGTAGCTCGTTCACTTGCTATATTCTCTGCGTTTGCTGAGGGTGTTGCTCTTTACTCATCATTTGCAGTCCTTTACTCATTTCAAATGAGAAATCTATTGAAAGGTATTGGCCAACAAATGAAATGGTCAGTTCGTGACGAATCATTACATTCAAAAATGGGATGTCAACTTTTCAGACATATGTGTGAAGAGTATCCTGAACTAATTGACCAAGTAAAACCAGCAGTTTACGAAGCTGCTAAAGTTATGTTAGATTTGGAACTCAATTACATTGACAAAATGTTCGAAATGGGTGACCTTGAAAACTTAAAAAAAGAAGACCTCAAGCATTTCATTAAAAGAAGAGTAAATGAAAAGTTAGCCGAACTTGGATACAATCCATTTGCCGGTGGGGATGAATATTTTGATTATAATATAGAATCAGCTAATGAGTTAGAGTGGTTCTATCATTTAACTGGTGGTACAACACATACCGACTTCTTTGCAGTTAGACCTACTGATTATAGTAAGGCTGGCGAAGGTGAAGATTGGGATGATATATTTTAAAAAATTATGGCTAAAAATTACGGAGACGAATTTAATTGGGAGTTAGGAACTGACTTACCAGTTTGGGGAAATACGGAGATATATGTTAAAACTATTTCTAAAGGATATTTACTTGCCGGTGAAACACCTAAAGATGCTTATTGGAGGGTTTCAGCGGCTGTCGCTAGGAGATTGGGTAAGCCTCATCTTGCTAGTAAGTTTTTTGATTATATTTGGCGTGGTTGGCTTAACCTTGCTACTCCTGTACTTTCTAATACTGGTACCGATAGGGGTCTTCCGATATCTTGTTTTGGTATTGATGTTGGTGATTCCATTCAAGAGATTGGTCAAAAAAACCTTGAAATGATGTTACTTGCCAAACATGGTGGTGGTGTTGGGATTGGTATTAATATGATTAGGTCAGCTGGTGCTAAAATAACAGGAAATGGTACATCGGATGGTGTAGTTCCATTTTGTAAAATTTACGATTCAACTATTCTTGCTACAAACCAAGGGTCAGTTCGTAGAGGCGCTTCTTCTGTAAATCTTAATATTGAACATGGCGATTTTGATGAGTGGATTGAAATTAGAGAACCCAAGGGTGATGTAAATAGACAATCACTTAATCTACATCAATGTGTTGTGGTTGGGGATAAGTTTATGAGAAAACTTGAGGATGGTGACTCTGATGCTCGTAGAAAGTGGGGTAAGGTACTTCAGAAAAGAAAAGCTACAGGCGAACCTTATATCATGTTTAAAGGGAATGTTAATAAGACTAATCCGGAAGCATACAAACAAAATGGATTGAAAGTCTTTATGACTAATATTTGTTCTGAGATTACGTTACATACCGATGAGAATCACTCATTTGTATGTTGCTTGTCATCAGTTAACTTGGCTAAGTATGATGAATGGAAGGATACTGACCTTATCTATACTGCTACGTGGTTCTTAGATGGTGTCTTAGAAGAATTCATTCAAAGAGCAAAGAATATGAGAGGATTTGAAAACTCAGTCCGTTCTGCTGAAAAAGGCAGAGCATTGGGTCTTGGTGTACTTGGATGGCACACATATCTACAACAAAAAGGTATGTCATTTGAAGGTCTTCCTGCTCAATTTGAAACACGAAAGATTTTCTCTCAAATGAAGATTGAAGCCGAGAGAGCATCTCGCTCTATGGCTGAAGAATATGGCGAACCATTGTGGTGTGTTGGTACAGGTATGAGAAATACTCACTTGATGGCTATTGCTCCGACTGTATCTAACTCAAAGTTGAGTGGTAACGTTTCGCCGGGTATTGAACCATGGGCTGCAAATGTCTTTACTGAACAAACTGCTAAAGGAACGTTCATTCGTAAGAACGCTGAACTTGAACGAGTTCTTCGTAAAGTAGGATTTAATAATAAAGAGACATGGGACCAAATTATTGACCATGCTGGGTCTGTACAGGGAATTGATGAATTGGATAATTGGGGATATGTCAATGGTAAACTGACAAGTCGTGCAGATATGACCGAATCTACCATTGAAAACAAAGAAGTTGATTGGGTAAAGGATATTTATAAAACCTTTAAAGAAATCAATCAATTGGAATTAGTAAAACAAGCCGGTATTAGACAACAATATGTTGACCAATCGGTTTCATTAAATCTGGCATTTCCAACACAAGTCACTCCAAAATGGATTAATCAAGTTCATATGGAAGCTTGGAAATTGGGAATTAAAACTCTATATTATATGAGAACAGAGTCAGTACTTCGTGGCGACATAGCAATTCGTGCTACCGACCCCGACTGCTTATCCTGCGATGGGTAGTAAAAGTATTTGTGATAGATAACGATTCTGATAGCGAATAAAAAAATTAATTATATGAGTATAAAGAAAATTGGTAAAGAGTATAGAGATACTCCAAAGTCAGAAATCTTAGAAGCTGTATTTGAAAACTTCACATATGGATTCTTAGGTTCAATCATCGTAGTGTTTATTACACTAGGAATTGATATTGCGGTATTGATTGCATATATGTCATATTACTTCTTTGTTGGTAAGGTAGTTAATAGACCTAAGTATGTAACCTCATTAGGTAAGTTCATAGTATTCCCAGTACCAACTGCATTGGGAGCGTTCATTGGATATAAGCTAGCCAATCTACTATCTATATATTTTTAACAAAATAAATTTGGATAATTGAAAAATTATGAAGTATTTATATTTTAGTGCACCTTGGTGTGGTCCGTGTAGGATGCTAGGGCCAGTTATGGAACGAGTGGGTAACACCATTTCAGTACAAAAAGTTAATGTAGATGAGCAGCCGGAATTAGCTCAACAATATAATGTTAGGAGTGTCCCAACAGTTGTATTATTAGAAAACGGACAGGAAATTAATCGATTTGTAGGAGTGAGGCCTGAGTCTGAATATTTAAATGTATAAGTTATGAAACAAACTAAAATTTGTATGAATGCAATGGTGGGTAGTGAAGAAGTTACTATCACACGTATGTTAGAATCGGTTGCTCCCCATATTGATTATTATGTTGTCCAATGTAATGGTAAAGACAACACTAAACAAATTATCGATACGTTCTTTCAAGAGCGTGGAATTCCTGGGTTTACTTATGAAATCGCATGGGACTATCCAGGATGGAATCGTAATCATACATTACAAGAAGCATTAAAAGCAGACCATGGGTGTGATTGGATTCTTCGTATGGATGCTGATGAACAATTAGTAATTGATTCTGATTTTGATTGGAATCTTCTCAACGATACATCAATTCAGTCATGGAACGTCGTAGCTGACCCTGGTAGTAGTAAGTACTTTCGTACTTGGATGTGGAATGCAAAATTACCATGGTTCTTTGCTCTTGATAAAAGACACGAAACCATTCATCTTACTATTGAGGGTGAGGAGTTTCAGCGTGTAGCTTTACCATCCGGATTTAGACACATAATCACAAATGATGGTGATACGTGGCTTAAACCAATGAAGTTTTTGACAGATGCTTTGGAATTAGAATTGGATAAAGTTCCAAGTAATAAAGTATTAGAGGATGACTATCATTTGTGGTATATCGCAAAATCTTATAACGATTGTTATAAAGATGTATCCAATTTCCCATTTGGTATCGACCATTCAAATGAGTATGCCCGCAGGTGTATATTTTATTTTAAAATGTATTTAAATCGTAAACATAATTGGGAGGTAACTCAAGAATGTAGTCATCAGGATGAAATGGGATATTATGCTATGATGTTGATTGCTGAGGCATATGGGTGGTTAGGTGAATCTGATTTACAAATCTACTACCTAACACAATCTAACCAATTTAGTAAAAATAGAAATGAATCATATATTAAATTAGCTAAACTATATGAATCGATGAAGCAATATCAAAATATGTTGCAAGTTACTTCTATTATAATTAATCCAAATAGAACAAACCCATTTCCAAGATTAGTATTCATGATTGAGGATGAGGCGTATCATGATACTGGAACTTTATGTGGACATCTGCATTCAAACGCTATGAAGTATGTCAATGGATAAAAAGTACGATTATGTTATTGTAGGTGGCGGGTTATTCGGAGCTATATGTGCTCATGAACTCAATAAGAAGGGTAAGTCCGTAGTAGTTTTAGAATTACGAGACCACATTGGTGGTAATTGTTATACTGAAGAAAAGGATGGTGTACATATACACAAATATGGCGCTCATATATTCCATACAAATGATAAAAAAGTTTGGGATTATATAAATCAGTTTGCAGAGTTTAGACCATTTAGTCACAATGTAATAGCTAACTATAAAGGTGAAATATACAACTTACCATTCAATATGTCAACGTTCAATCAAATGTGGGGTGTAACAACGCCATATGCGGCTGAGAATAAGATTGATAAACAACGATTTAAAGGTAAGGTTACTAATTTAGAAGAACAAGCACTTTCACTTGTAGGTAAGGATGTGTACGAGAAGTTGATTAAGGGGTATACCCAAAAACAATGGAGAAAGGACCCTAAAGAATTACCCGCTTCAATCATAAAACGACTACCAGTACGATTTACATATAACAATAACTATTTTAATGATAAATATCAAGGTATTCCAATTGGAGGATACACTCAGATTTTTGATAAGTTATTAGATGGTATTAAAGTATATACAAATTGTAACTATCTTGAAAATAAAGAATATTGGGATAACTTAACTGATAAGGTAATTTACACTGGTCCTATTGACACATACTTTAATTATGAGTTTGGTGATTTGGAATATAAGTCAGTTGAGTGGGAGACCATGAAGATAAATACTGACAACTACCAAGGATGTGCTGTGATGAATTATACAGATGAAGAAACCTCATTTACCCGTATTATTGAACACAAACACTTTGATGACCAAAATCAAAAAGTATCTTGGGTTAGTATAGAATATCCAAAAGAGTATAAACGAGGTACTGAACCATTCTACCCTGTGAATGATGAGGCTAACAATGATAAGTACAGGAAATATAAACAATTAGCTGATAACGAAGCTGTAATTTTTGGTGGAAGACTCGCAGAGTACAAATACTATGATATGCACCAGGTAGTAGCTTCAGCTTTAACAAAAGTAAACAAATTATGATTATTATTGACGATTTTATTAAAGACCACTCTCTACTAAACGAGATTAAAAAAGACAAAACATTCTTCAGCAAAAATGGAGAATATATGTGGTGGGGTGGCCCCTGGTTATCAGCTGCAAGTACATTAAAACAAAAGTTAATTGAAGAAATTTGGTTAAAAAATTCACCATGGGATTTTCCAAGATATAATCCGATTATTTTAGAAGGGTTTGAATATTGGACAGGTCAATATGGTGAAAAGGGAGTTGCTCCAAAGTTACAACTTCATGTTGATAAAGACGAACATCTTTGGGAAACTGAAAAAGTAGTTTCTAGCCCACTAATTGGTAGTGTATTCTATCCATTGCAAATGGACATAGATGGTGGTTATTTGGAGATTCAAAGTAAACCGGGTGACTTATTAGAACGGATTGAGGCTAAATTTAATCGTTTAATTATATTTGAAGCTGGTAATTTCCCACATCAAGTTACCGAAGTAACCCGTGGTACACGTAGTGCTATTGCAATTAACCTTTGGGCATCTGCTCCAACTGGTCTTGCTGAGGGTAAGCTGATTTTAGAATAAATGATAATACTTGGAATAAGTTACTTATCAAGTAGAAATACCTCCGCTTGTATAATAAAGAATGGTAGTCTGGTTGCCTTTTCTGAGGAAGAGCGGTTTAATAGAATAAAACACGCTCCAAATATGTTTCCACTAAAAGCAATTGAATTTTGCTTAAATACGGCAAACATAACATTAGCTGACGTTGATAAAATAGCAATAGGCCAAGATGGTAACATACAAGACAATAACAGTAATCGTATGACCGAGTTCGTATCAAGCTTGTTATCAGAAGACTCAGTTGAAAAGTTGATGTGGTATCCACACCATAATTGCCATGCGATTAGTTCTATTATACCATCTAAGTTTGAAACTACAAATTATATGACATCAGATGGATTTGGAGACTCCAACGCGGGTATATATGGATACTTTGATGGTGAAACACTAAATAATTTGGGTGTAATCCAGAGCGACCACACGTTGGGTGGGTTTTATGCGTGGGCTACTTGGTTTTTAGGATTTAAACCTAATAGTCATGAAGGTAAAACCATGGGGCTTGCTTGTTATGGTGAAGTGGATACTACATTACTTCCTGAGCTTTCCATTACAAATACAGACCATGTTGGCCTTATTGAATGTGATTCTAATGCATATAAAGAGTATTTTTGTTCTAAAATGAATAGTACTATAAAACTTAATATAGATAAGAATATACTATCAACTGATTCTGTAAATTTAGCATCTACCATTCAGTCATTATTTGAAAAATATATATCTTCATATTTGGATAGTTTGATGTCAAATGGTAAGTCTAATAACCTATGTTTAGCTGGTGGTTCATTTTTAAATTGTACATCTAATGGTAAGATATCCAAACGAACGGATATTGATAAGTTATTTATCCAACCGGCATCAAACGATAGCGGATGTGCATTAGGTGCTGCTATTTTATGTCATAAAGAAATGACAGCAACATGGCCAGATATTGACTTTGATACCGCATATTGGGGTAGTGAGTTTGACGACTTGTATGTTGAAGATTATCTTATAAAACATGATATAAACTATCAAAGAGTATCCCCATCAGAACATCTTGCTAATCTTATAAATGAGGATATGGTGGTGGGTTATTTTCAAGGTAAATCTGAAGTAGGCCCTCGTGCGTTATGTCATAGGTCAATTCTTGCTAATCCGACTAAAAAAGAAAATCTTGATAGAGTAAACACAATTAAAAATAGAGAGTTTTGGAGACCCCTCGCGCCAGTTATGACTGAGGAAGATTTCCACGACATTGTTGAATCAAAACACCTATCACCATTTATGTTAATGGCGTGTGAAGTAAAAGAGGAGTGGAGGAGTATACTCCCAGCGACAACCCATATCGATAATAGTTGTAGACCACAATCCATCAATAAATCTCAAAACCCAATCATCCACGCAGCTCTTATGAAATTCAAAGAATTAACTGGAGTGCCTGTTTTTATGAATACAAGTTTTAATGTGGCAAGTGAACCATTGGTGGATTCACCCGAAGACGCCATTAACACATTCTATAATTCAGGGTTGGATGCTTTAATCATAAATAAATTTTGTATATTAAAATAAATTTTGTATATTAGTAGTATGAAAAAACAGTTACAACATCTTTGGGAATTCCAAAGCGCATACAATTCAACACGAAACACCAAACCAACACTAATTGGTCCTATCGAATCTATGTTGAGATACGAATTGGGTAAAGAAGAGTTGGTTGAATATTTAGAGGCTTGTAATAATGACGACCTCATAGAAGTAACCGATGCTCTTGCGGACCAATTATATATCCTATTGGGTACTATGGTTGCTCATGGAATGCAAGATGTAATTGAAGATGTCTTTGATGAAGTACATCGTTCCAATATGTCTAAATTAGGTGCTGATGGTAACCCCATCTACAGAGAAGATGGTAAGGTATTAAAAGGACCTAATTACTCACCTCCTAATATTGGAATTTTTTTGAAGGAGCCCCCTCAATTTGAAATTCCATTTAATGAAGAGGTTTAAGATGTCTTTAAGAGGAGAATCACACCCACAACATAAGCTTACGGAAGTCCAAGTTAGGGCTATTCGTAAGTTGTGGGCCGTTGGTCATCGTAATACCAGAGTATTAGCCCGAAACAATGGTGTATCTCCTGCAAACATTCGTAAAATCGTAAAGGGTGAGACTTGGACACATATCCTATTTGGGGAATTTACCGACTATCAATAAATGAAAGAAGAGGGAAAGTTATATTGTGATACATCAAAACTATCAGTAAGAAAGATTTCTAAGTCTGTGGCAAAGGAGTTAATAGTGAAAAATCACTATTCACATCTATGGACAAAGGTATCTTATGCTATTGGTGTGTATGTTGAAGATGATTCACATTCATTCTTTGAGTCTACTGATAAATTGATAGGTGTTGCTTGTTATGGCGACCCCATTGGGAGATTGAGTGGTCAATCAATTTCTGAAGAGTTGGATAGAACTGAGGTTTTAGAACTCGTTAGATTGTTTGTTTTTGATGGGTATGGGTCTAACATTGAAAGTTGGTTTTTAGGACAGACTTTTAATTGGTTAAGAGAAAATGTACCACATATAAAAGCACTTATATCATACTCAGACCCGAAGGAAGGGCATTGTGGTACAATTTATCAAGCAACCAATTGGTTATATCAAGGTGATTCACTACGATATAATGATAGCTGGAGTTTTAAGTTTAGTGAAGATGGTGAATGGCAACATGGTAGAACCATATTCCCAACCTATGGAACGAATAACCCATCTGAAATTCAGAAGCAAGTAACCAGCCCATTTTGGATTCGTAAAGAACCAAGAAAGCATAGATACGTTTATATACTAACAAAAGGGGGTGAACGTAGGAAACTTCTAAAAAGTATTAAACACCCAATACTACCTTATTCAAAGAAAACGGATATCCTTGAGATGGAAGTTAGAAAATTAGAACCAAATGAAAGAGGAGAATAAACACTACGTAGATGTGTCAAAGGTTACCATTCGAGAGATTGGTAAGGCTACTGCAAAAGAGATGATTGTAACACATCATTACTCTCATGCATGGACCATGTGTAGATACGCTCTTGGGGTATTCTACGAAACTAATAAGAATGATGTATTAGGTAATTCAGAACAACTCATCGGATGTTTAGTCTATGGGTATCCAGTAGGTAGGTCAGCAATCAAGTCCGTTATAGATGGGTTAGAGAAAGACCAATGTTTGGAATTGACACGATTGTTTATTCACGATGGGTATGGGTCTAATATAGAGTCATACGCTATGGGTCAATCATTTCAATGGATTAAGGAGAACGCACCCAATATCAAGATGTTACTCAGTTACGCTGACCCCGAACAATTACATTTAGGTGGTATATATCAAGCAACAAATTGGTTATACCAAGATTGTCGTGATATTCAACTGATGCCGAACTATTCTATATCAATTCAAAGTAACCCACATAAGTGGATACACTCAAGAACTGTATTCTCACGTTGGGGCTCTCATAATTTGGAACATCTCAAAACTGTAATGGGTAAAGAAAACCTCACGGAGTTTTGGAGAAAAAAGGAATCTGCTAAACACCGATACATCCAAGTATTGGGTCAGAACAAATCTGAGAAACGTAAGTTGGCTAAACAATTGAAACACAAAGTAAGCCCATATCCTAAAGATGCAAGTGAGTTCCTATCAGAGGTAGTACATCACGAAACATACACGCCGGAGAATGTAGTAAATTTTTGGTAATTGTGGATAACTTAACAATTTAATAACATTAAAAGTTGGTAAACCCAACTAAATGTTGTATATTTGTATAACAATGAGGTCGGAGTACCTCGAATATTTAATGTTTAAATGAAAAAATATGTTAGAAGTTAAAAAGAAAAAGGGTAAGATGATGATTAATCCATCACAACTTAAACCCAATCCTAAAAATGCTCATTTGTACAGTAACAAAGAGAAGGAATCAAAAAAGCAAGCAGAAATAGCAGAAACCTACAAAGAACGAATTTCTGATAAAAAAGTTCCCAACATCCAACCTGTGTTAATCCATAAAGATGGATTGATTGATTCTGGCCATACTAGATATGAGGCGGCTAAAATCGTAGGCTGTGATTTATGGTGTGAATATACTGATGCGGAATATCCAAGTGATGATAAACCATTTAGTACTTTAGTGGATTTAGCCGTAAGTAATGTTAGGCGAGAAGTTTCACATTCAGATAGACTGAGTGAATTTATAGAGTTCAATAATGCATATGTAACAGAATTTGGTATCGCTCGACCTGCTAAAGATGAAAATATACATCTTAAACAAATGGGTACTTGTCGAAAAACTATAAAAGAGTTGATTGATATCAAAAACAACAAACCTGAATTGTTACAAAAATGTGATTCTGGTGAAATGGCAGTTAATTTTGCTTGGAAAGAAGCCACAGGTAGAAATAAAGTTAAGGTTGTCGCATCTAATAATCCTAATAGAGATTGGAGTGAGATTTATGAAGATTCATTCTTTACAAATATGGTGAATCGAGCTTTTAATACAATCAAACAAATGATGGCTTTGACTGTTAAAATCAATGGTGTAGACTATCCTCCAGTTATGGACTTTACAAAAGGTACTATTGCTGGTAACATTTCTCATTTGCTGGAAACTATTGGTGCTGAATTATTAAAAAGTGAGGGACATGATGTGAGGTGTGCTAGTGGCCATCCCACCGACCCTGATATATATCATAATGATATTGATGATAAGGTTGAGATTAAGGTTACTAACTTTAAGGGTAATTCTACTACTTGGAAAGGTGGTATGGGGATTAGAGAAGGTCAATATATTTTAATGACTTATGATGAACATATTGAGAGACTGTGTTTAATATTCACTAAGTTAGATGCTAATGATTGGAAATCAGCTGGTATCGGTGGCCACACATTACCAATTTCAAATGTTTGGAACAACCACAAAGATGATGCTGGGTTCAGAATTATCTATGGTGATGTTTTCGAAAACAATGGTAAGGTTGAATTACAATTAAGTAAATATTAATGAGTTTTTGGGAAGCAGTGGATTACAAAAATGCTAGGAAAGTATTGGTAATCCCGAATATTACAAATTCATCTAATATTGAGAAAGACTCGTTTATTGATGTGATACATAATCATATCAAGGCATTAGATAAGTGTGGTGAATACTATTGGAATGTATTAGTTCCAAAGGGTAAGGTTACTAAGAAGTTAAATCTACCAAATGTAAAGCAAATTGAGATTCACATTCCAGGTGATATGATGAATCAACGAGCATTCCCATCAGTCGAATTGATGAAGACATTAAAGGATGGTGAATATGATGTAATTTATTCACATCTCCCAGATTGGCCGCAAGTTGGTAGATATGCTAAGTGGGGAACTAAAATTATAGGATATTCACATTGGTTTGAGGGAAGTAAACACTTACCTTGTAATGGCGTAGATAGAAGAGATGGTAAGGCAAAGTGGTTATGGTTACCAATTGAACTGCTGGGTATTTCTCAAATGGAAACTTGTTACCTAAATACCCAAGACCAAAAGAATAGAGTTCTTGCTGAGGCTAAAGAATTGTTTAATGACGAGTTCGTTCAGAAGTTGGATGTTATCCTAACTGTTTGGAACTTGGGTGTACCACACGATAAGATTGTGAGTGAAGTGAAGAATACTAAAGATAACGTCATCGTATTCAATCATAGACCAGCAGCATACAAAGGGTATCCTAAGTTTATTGAAATGATGGAAGAGTATCGTACTCAAAGACAAGATTTTACGGTGTGGATTCCACAATTAAGTGGTAAGATACCATTCGCTTGGATAGACAATACTAAAGTACCAAAACACGAATACTACCAACGACTTCAGAATTGTAAGGTTGGTGTTCAGATGAAACAGACAAATTATGGATGGTCGGTAAGTGGTACGGATTGTATGATGAATGGTACTCCTATGATTTGGCACGACTCTGATTGTTATCACGAGATTGACCCTAATGGGTTATTCTTCAAAACGAAGAAAGAATTCTTTAAATATTTAGATAAAATGTTGGATAATGACGAGTTCAGAAAAGAACAAGACAATGTGTCACTTCAGAGAGCAATGGAACTATCTTTGAATGAAGATAAGATGATTAAACAACTACATAAAAAATTGACTAATTAATGTATCAAAATGTATACTACGAAAAAGAAGCAGGCCTTATCCATTGTTGGGATGATAAAAAGGGGTATTTTACAAGTAAGTACCGTAGATATGCTTATCTTAGAGATGGTGATGGTGCTTTTACTTCTATTCACGGAGAACGTCTTAAAAAGATAAGCTATTGGAAGGGTGAAGATAATCTTGAACTTTATGAATCCGATGTAAATGAGATTACACGATTCCTTATTGACACGTATGGTGATACCGATGAGGTGTCAGTTGGTCATAATGTATTAACATTTGATATTGAGGTTGAGATGAACACCGGCCTTCCTAGCATTGAGAAAGCAGGTAATGCTATCACTTCAATAGCAGGACATGATTCGGTTACTAATGATTACTTTGTATATGTAGTCAGCAACAAGTATGTTGATAAGACTATTAAAGGTGCTCAGGTTCGTTCATTCAAAACTGAAGAGGACCTACTTACTGCGTTCCTAAACAAGTGGCAGGAAATTAATCCAACAATCGTCACGGGGTGGAATATCGACTACTTTGATATCACTTACCTTTACAATCGTTTAAAGAATGTGTTGGGGGAACGGTTGGCTAACAAACTTTCTCCAATTAACAAAGTTACTTGGAATAAGTACAGACAACGTTATATTATAGCAGGGGTATCGTGTTTGGATTATCTTGCACTTTACAAGAACTTTACCTATCAAGAATTCCCTAACTACCGATTAGACACTATTGCTAATATTGTGTTAGGTAGGGGTAAGATTGAGTACGAAGGAAACCTTGACCAATTGTTCAGAGATGACTTAGAAAAGTTTATTGAGTATAACTTAGTGGATGTTGAGTTAGTTGTTGACATGGACAAGAAACTTCAGTTCATTGAATTAGCTCAGGCAATTTGTCACGCAGGTCATGTATTCTATGAAGATTTTGTATTCTCATCAAAATGGTTAGAGGGGGCTATCTTGACATTCTTACGAAGGTCAAATCGTGTAGCGCCAGACAAACCACGTCGAGCTGCTAAGAACGATGATGGTACTGATGGTGAAGGTAAGTTTACAGGTGCATATGTTAAAGAACCAAAGCCGGGTCTTTACAAATGGGTATTTGACTTAGATTTGACATCTCTATATCCATCAATTATTATGACTCTCAATACCTCACCGGAAACCAAAATTGGTAAGTTGAAGACGTTCACATCTGATGATTATATGAAGGACACCATTGACTCATATTGTATTGTTGATGATAAAGGAAATGAATTCCCACCATTAACACGTGCTGAATTTCAAACCCTAATTACGGAATCAAATTACTCGTTATCTTCAAATGGTGTATTATATACTCAAGACAAGGTTGGTGTAATACCTGAGATTCTGAATGTTTGGTTTGATAAACGTGTTGAGTACAAAGACCTCATGATGAAATATGGTAATGAGGGTAATGATGACCTATACAAGTTCTACTCTCAGCGACAATTGGTTCAGAAGATTATGTTGAACTCTCTATATGGAGTATTGGGATTACCCTCATTCAGATTCTATGACGTAGATAATGCTGAAGCTACTACCATCACGGGTCAGACTGTAATTAAAACTACGGAGCTAATTGCTAACCAATATTACAAAAGTATAATTGGTAAGGAAGGTGACTATAATGTGTATACTGATACGGATTCTGTATTCTATCAGGCAGCTCCATTGGTAAGGGCTAGAAACCCTAATATTGATGAAGACTCTGATGAACAAATGGTTCCTGCGATTCTATCGGTTGCACAAGAGGTACAATCTCACATCAATAAAGTCTATGATACAATGGCTAAAAAGATGTTCAATGTAAACTCCCACCGATTTGACATCAAACAAGAGACTATTGCTAAGGGTGGGTTTTGGGTATCAAAGAAACGATACGCTCAATGGATTATCAACGATAACACTGTACCATGTGATAAAATGGATGTTAAGGGATTGGATGTTCGTAGGTCATCATTTCCAACTTATTTTAAGAAAGTAATGGAAACTGTTTTGTTAGATATTCTAAAAGGAGTTGATAAAAAGAAAATCGACACTAAGTTGATTGATTACAAAGCAAATATGGGTACTCAGGCATTTACTGATATTGCGAAGAATTCAGCTGTGAAGGATATGTCAAAGTATATTAATAAACGAACTAACTATGCGTTGGGTGAATTTGAAAAAGGAACACCAGCACACGTTAAGGCAGCTATTACTTATAATCGTTTGTTAAAAAAGTTTGATGTTGCATTTAAATATGAACCAATGAAGGATGGTGATAAAATCAAGTGGGTATATCTAAAGAAGAATCCACTTGGGTTAGAAACCACCGCATTTACAGGTCACAACGACCCACCACAAATCAACGCATTCATTCAACAATACATTGACTATGATTTGATTTGGGAAAAAGAACTGAATAATAAGCTGGATGACTTTTATAAAGCTATGGATTGGGAGAAACCAAATCCAAATCTTGAATTGGCATCACAATTTTTTGGATTTTAATAAATAAATTATGACAATAAAACAAGCAAAACAAGTATTACAAGACCATGGGTATTATGTTGATAACCTATGGCACATCGATGATGTAAAATCAAAAT